AATTATTTGCAAAGTCTTGTACAGTCATTGCATAGTCTTGATATCCATCACCTCTTGTTGTGAATGGTACTTCAGCACCTAATACCAACAAGTCTGTTGCTGGATTATTAACAGTTGTTTTTATTAGTTGTTCTTTTTTCCAGTAAAGCCAGTTTAAAATTGTCATGATTGTTTGTTTTAATAAATATACAATATAATATACAAAAAATAATTCACATAAAAAAATCCCCAGTTAAAAAAAACTGAGGATCTTTCCGTTTGATAGAAGCATAAGTTAAAATAAGGTACCTAAATAAAATGATATAAACAACATTACTACTAATGTTATATTGGCAATCTTCCTACCCTCTGGATCATCATGCCACATGTTATGCATCTTATTATATATAGGTTTAGTCATAGCATTTTGTACCAAAAATAGGAATCCAATAACTAAGATGCCTATAATAAATATTATTCCTGTTATCATAATAAATCAATTCTTCTTTGTAAATATACTAAAGCTTTTTGTAAATCCTCCTTTGTTTTAGAAGAATCTTTTTTACCAGCTCTGGCAACATACTTAATTACATTGCCTAAATAGAAGTCTTTATCAAGGTCCCATTCTTCAAGAACTCTGAATACTTCATAAGGATTATCCTTACCACCATAATACTCTGGCCGGATTCTTGTATCTAAGTTAACTATTCTGTCACTCACATCTACAAGAGTAGCTTTTATTCTTAAATCACTCATGATCACCAGATAATAACTACGTCACCTTCATTAAGAACTAACTTAACTGACCCATCTATGTCTATGCGTTCTACTTGCTCCATATTAAGAGCTCCGGTTCTAACATATACCTGATCACCTACTGCAACTTCTTCTACTTTATCTCCAATGGCAAACACTGTAAGTCTGCTCCACAATTTCATAGCATCAGCCATGATTGCCTCTTCATCCTTTGCTGACAATTCAAGACCTGATTTTTTTCTTTCTGGTATACTAACTAATATAGTTCTACCTCTTAGTTTCTTAAACATACTTATTTATTTTTTAACGTGATTACTTTTACTACTGCCATCTGAGCATTAATTAGTTCTCCTAATGCATGATCAAATAACATACTTTTTAGGGGCCCTCTTTCTGCTTCATAGTTGGTCTTTAAGATCTCAGCCATTTGTGCTGCTAATAACTTTACTTTAGTTACCTCAGAATCATCTAGATTATCAGGATCTAATCCTACTAACTGATGACCAAAAGGAACTATCTTGTGCTCAACCATTTCGGGAGCTTTGTCTGGTACTCGGTACACTGGTTTGTTTTCACTCATATTATTTGGTTTTAAAATTATGCATCATATGATTGGTTTGTATCCAGAGGCTCTGGCATATCCTGTGAATGATCTAAGATATTTAACTTAATCTTTTCTAGCAATCCTACAATAGCAAGATTGTTATACACAGCATCACTCATTCTTACTTCTAAGCCATCACCTTTCTCAATAATACTTAGAATTGTTTTTTCTTGTTTATCCATTATTTTATTTATTTCTTCATACATCTCTCTAGCCTGGAGATTATCCATACCAAGTTCAGCAGCATCTTTAGTTAGCTTTTCCCACAACAGTCTTTGCTGGCGTGTCATAAGATAAAGATTTAATGGAAGTTGTTGCTCTCATAGTTTGTTGGTGATACAAATATAAAAACTTTTTTATAAATAACAAACAGGTTGTTTCCATACTATGGTATAAAAAAGAATCCCGGTTGTTTATTCCGGGATCCTACACCCAGTCCGTTGACCAGGTAACATATAACTCAAAGCAAAGATAATATTTATTTTTTAAAAAATCCTTTCTTAGGGGTTTCCTTTTTGTTAAACTCTAACTTCTCAATAATCTTGTTTGCTTCTTCTTCAGCAAAAGTAATTACCTCTTCTTCTTTATCAACAATCTTCCAGTTGTTCAAGAGAATACTCATGTGCATAGTTTCATGCATAACAGCAGTAGCTTTCTCTGTTAAACCATACTTCTTAAAAGTACCTAGATTTAAAAACAAGAATGGTTTGTAGGGATCTTTAGCAGTAAGTTTTTTATCAGCCGGATCATAGTTAGTCCACCCATAGATATAAACCCCATTACCTTTGGTCTTATCTACTTCTTCAGCCTGGGCATCTTTTCTATTTAACCCATGCATTTCAGTTACCTTGTAATAATCAAATATTTCAGTAGCATTTTCTCCAACAAGTAATAGATACTTACCCATGTCAACTTTTTTCATATACTAAACTTTATTTAAAATCCCAATTCTTATTATATCTTTCCCAATAAAATTCTGGCATGCTATCTATATACTCTCCTACAAAGTCTGACTTAAATATACTTGACTTCATTTCTAATAAAGCCACAGTAAGTATATCTTCATCTTTATAACCATATTTTAATAACACCTCTTTTATCCAAGTATAATTTTTTCCTGAAAGAACAGCTGCCTCACATAATATAACTTTTTTATATTTCGGAATATGCTTTTCAAATTCTTTTATAAATTTTAATAAGTAAAAATCTTTACCCTCTCCTGGGTAGGGTACATCCAGCTCAAACAAATCTAACATCTTACCATCATCAGAAAGATAATGTGCTATCTGCATTGCTACAGTAGATGAGTAATCAGGAGACACATTAATAACTAATGTTGTATAAGGATCTACCTTTGGTAGTGTTTGCATTAAACCTTGTAGCAAACTATACTCTTTTAAATGATCTATATATATTTCCATAAGTACAACAAATATAAAAATTTTTTGGTAAAAAAAATGTTGTATAGTTGAGATAGTGGTGGGTCCTATATCAGCTGACCCCCACCGGCTGGCTGCAAGGTGGTACCCCCTATCAGCTGTGGCAACCTTATCTCATATGTATAGTGTAATTAAAAAATATTTGCTACAGAAAAAACCTCACATCACTTGACTTAACTTTAAATTTAATATTATGTATTTATTCTATTCTGTTATCTTAGATTACCTTGGCAATGCTGTTCTTGAACTACCAACAACACCTAATCCAAGGCAGGCTGCTGCCCAAGCTCTTGACTATATAAGGAGAGTTCCACCTGCTATGGATTTTCAAGTAAAGAAGTTCTATGTTAATCCAAAGGACATAGCAGCTGCATACAATAAGGGGGTTATATAACCCTCTTATTTATACAACAATAAACCTCACATAACTTAGTTTAACTTTAAATCTTAATCTTATGAACTTCAAATTTAAAATTGTTACTGTTGATTTAACACAATTAACACCTGACAAAACAACAGGATTCTTTACTGCTGTACAAATTCAAGTATTAATCAATTCATTAATAACTGAAAAGACATACATCAAACACAGAATAACACCTGTTGGAGAGAAATACCTCAATTATGAGATATTAGTTAAACCTGAGTAATCAGGTTTTTCTTTTTAAGAAACCTCTCATTACTTCTTTTAAATATAAACTTATGACAAAAAGAGAAATGGTAGCTGCAACCTTCATCATTCTAGCAATGATGGCAGCAGGATTTGTAATGGGGTATTTAGTTGCAAAAGCTGATGAACCTGTAAGAGATTATAGAACAGTTAGAGGCAGTGTTGACATTGAATATCTTATGGAGGTATCACAAGACTCAATATGGATTGAGAACTATGATACAGGTAGATTGTATGAAGGCACATACTCACAACTTGATTCATTAATTAATGTAGATAACCTGTAATGGGTTATCTCTTTTTTAATTAAACCTCTCAAGACTTGATTTAACTTTAAATTATATATTATGCAAGAACCAATTGACAATGACCTAAGTGAAATACTCACAAGGGAAGAAGAACTGATGATGATGGACAATAAAGATCTCATCAAGCACATACTTAGACTTGAAGCAGAGTATTATGCAAATCAGATAGAAGAAGACCTACCTTGGTAGGTTTTTTCTTTTTTAAACCTCTCATTACTTATTTTAACTTTAAATTTAGAAAAGATGATTAGAACAGTAATTTTGCTTATTGCACCAATTAATGACAATGAACTCATTAATTTGATTGAAGAACTTGATGGATTAAATATCCTAAAATACGGAGACTCTCTGACTAAAACAGAGATTAAACATTTGTTAGACAAAGATATAGATGACATTAGGTTTAAAGTTGACAATTTAAAACAAGAGTTATTTGGATTAAGTTGGGATTAGGGCAGTTGCCCTTTTCTTTTTTTAAAA